ATTTTTATTTGAAAGTATCGTAAGAGTTGCATCAGAATAAAAAGCTTTATCTGCTGTAGCATTACCTACTCTACCAATATCAGTATTACCGCCTGCGCCAGGATCAGGTGTATTTGACCCACTTCTGCGAAAATCAATAAACTGTTGTTTACTTTTTGGAAAACCAATACCAATTAACCAATCGTGAATTGAACGGTAGTTTTGTAATTCTTCATCTACAATAAATGAAATTGATAAATTATCAAAAGTAAGATTGTCACCTAAAATTGGTATACTTTTATACGGTGTAGGTATAACTAATTCACCTAATGATATGGCTGGAATATTTGCAGCCGTAGTAAAAAACTCAACCTTTGGGAGTTGGTGTATCATAAACCTAAACTGAGTTGGACTTGAATAATCCAAAACTGTTGGTTGTCTATTAAGTGGTGAAGTTCCTGTTGTCATACTACTATTTATAACATAAAAAAAAGAGGGGAATAAATCCCCCTCTTTAAGTTTGTTGTAGTTAGTTGGTTAACCCAACTATTATTATTACATAAGGTTAGAGACTTTAACTTTTCTGTAATATTTGTTGGTAGCAGAACTGATGGAGATTGCTCCGTCAGCAGCAGCTGCAACTGTTCCTGTGTGGAATGGGTTAGCAGCAATACCATAACGAGTTTTGAACCCGATTTTTGGTTGGAAAGTATTTTCACCAACCGCACGAACCATTTGTAGAGGAACGTATGGGCAGTAGAACATACCAGCATCGTAAGGTGAAGTACCTTTGTATCCAACAACGTAGTACTGAGAAGCAGATACGTTTGCTGAATATGGGTCAACATACACTTTGTAACGACCATTCATAACACCAGCGAATGTAGTTGAAGTATCATCAACATTCAAGTTGTTATTAAGAGCAGGAGTGTAATCAAGTACACCTGCCATTTGCAATGCGGAAGCAACGTCTGCAGAACAAAGGATCATGTTGCCTTTACCTCTACGAGTTTGCTGACCGATAGCATTTGCATCTCTTTCGATTGCAAACATTAGACCTTTAAACTTCTCAACTGACCAACGACCATTTGAGTCTGTGTCAAGGTCAAAAATACCAGCAGCTGTAGTATTTGACTGAGCACCTTTAACAGCTGAAACGTAAATGTTACGAACAACTTCACGGTTAATTTCTGCAAGAATTTCAGTTGACAAGATGTTTGCCAATTCTGTTTCTGCGTCCAAACCATGAATAGCTTTAAGGTCTTGAGCAAGTTCCATTGTGTACTCAGCTTTAAGGGCACGAGTAACAGCAGTAACTGTATGCTTTTCGATTGAGAAAGCCATTTCAGCGAATGCATTAGAAGTAGTATCACCTAATGCTTCACCTTCTAGTGAAGTCATACCAGTTGCAGTTGTATATGTACCTGCAGGGGAATCATTAAGAACAGCTGGGTTAGTTCCTGCGATAGCATTACCACTAGACACCATTGTTGGTTCATCAGCAAGAGCTTCTGCGCCGTCCATTGATAGTCCACGAGCTCTCATCGCGAAGATAAGACCAGTTGGGCCTGTCATTGGCTGCACACCACAAATGTCATATGCAATTAGGTTTGGCATGGAACGTCTTACCAATGAGATCAAAATTGGATCCCATGTGTCTAATGACGCATTGTTAGTTCCACTACCACCAAAGTTAGTTGGAGCAGCTTCGCCCATGAATTGTCTGTCTTCTTTCAAAGCCTTTTCTTGATTTTCAAGAATGATAGTTGTAACGGCCCTTCTGTACGGGTCTTTGATCTCTGCGAGATCAGGATGCGCAAGGACTGGCTGCCACTTTTCTTGTAGATGTTCTGTCTGATACATTTGGTATCTCCTTTTAATTTCTACTATTTATAAAATTTAGTTATTTTGCACTATTGACGGTTCGCCCAATAGCAGTCATGTATGACGCCATTGCACCAGAAGTATCAACGTCCTGTGCGATGCCAGAGTCTTCATAATCAATAGTTTCATTCACTGTAGGTGCATTCTTAGGAAAATAACTTTCCTTCAAAGTTCCCAACTTCTCACGATAAGACTCTTCATCAGAATAATCTACATCTTCGACAAGTGATTTAAACTTTTCAATTTCCGTATCGGCCAAATCTGTAGTAACTTCAGATACGACCTGTTCCTTCACTAGACCTGCATTGGATTTTTTCATTTGAACAGATTGTTCAATTGCTTCATTCAATTTAGCTTCTAGCTCTGAAATCTTGTCTGATTGTGCCTCAAGCACATCATATTTTTCATCTGGAACATCAACGTAATGATCTTCAAAGAGCTGTTTTAGACCAGAAATGAAATCTTCTGCAATTTCACCTTTTAGTCCTCGCTCAATGGCAAGTTCATTTTCCTTCATCCATTCTTCAACAACGTAGTTTAGATATGTGTCAACTTTTTCAGTCAACTCACCCTTAGTTGTGTTTATATTTTCTTCCAGTTCAGTTTTGTAGTCTTCTTCCATACGTTCTACTTCAGAACGTACTTTAGATTTTACAGCAGCTTCAAATACAGTTGCTGCTTTACGCTTAAATTCTTCAGAAAGGTCACCCTCTCCTGTCATCAATGCTTCAACGTGCTCGGAAACATCAATAGTTTTTAAACGAGTTTCAACAGCTTCAGATTTGGCTTTGGACTCATCATCCATATCCTTGTCATCCATTTCTGTTGCACTTTTCATACCACTATACATTGCCTGAAGGTCAGTCTTTTTCTTACCCTTCATCATTTCGTACATAGCATTGACCATCATTTCTTTCGTCATTTTGGCCATTTCCATTTTTTCCATTTCAGCTAGATCATCACCATCGTGATCGACTTGATCGCCAGCTGCAAGTGATTTTGCAACCTTCTTCATTCCGTCATTAGGTGCATCCATACTGTCTGCTTTACCAGCAGATTTTTGTTGTGCATCACCACCAACTTGTTTTGCTTTAGAAGCAAGCTTTTTAGCGGCAGCATCTTTCTGATCTGGGGAAACTACAGGGGCACCTGTATCTTCGTAATCAGCTTCTGAGGTATCAATCTTGTCTGCGGGTGCAGCAGATTTTTTGGGAGCGTCTTGTCCATTGGCTTCTTCTAGTTCACCAAGCACTTCAGCTTCCAATTCCTCAATGGTTTTATCTAGTTCATTCGCCATGGGGATTTTCTCCTTGTTTGTTAATTATTATTTATAAAATCACAGCTTTTGAAGAAACTTTGCAAAAGCTAAACTATTAGCTTTTGAATTATTTGTCCGACTGTTATTTTCTATATTCTCTTTTATCTCTGCAACATCGGCTTCTTTCATTAAACCGTTGTTCCAAATCCACTCCTTACCCTCCATAATGCCTTCTACGAAAGCGTTTGGAGCAGATGGGTCGGCAACTATATCAGCTGCTGTCGCCAAATAAAAATCATTTCTCACATAGTTTGCACCATTCTTTTGGTCTAAACTTCCCATGCCTCTAGATGAAACCCCGAGCTTAGCTCCTTCGTCCATTAGATTCTTTACAATTTCTCCCATTGGAGTACCAAGTATTTTGGCCTCTCCAACAAAATTCTTACCATCTGGATATAAACCAGTAATCATATGAGATGCTCTCTCAAGGTTTACTGTTGGGCCATCAGGGTGACCAAGTTCTCCAAATGCACGTTTCTCGTTGATATATTCTTTATTATATCTTCTTACCTCTTTATTTAGTACTTCCATAGGATAGATTCGACCATTGCGATTTTTAACATCAGCCTGCATAAAGATACCTTTAATCTTGTAACTTTTACTACCATCTTCTTTGGCTTCAATTAAGAAATCAGTATCTTGTTCAATATGCTCAGATATTAATTTTAATGTGTACATTATCTTATCCCTTATGCTGTGTAGTTTTCGTCTTTTCTAAACTCAATCATTACAAAACCAGATGTACCAAAACAAGTCATTTCGTGATCACCAGATGTTGCACTTGCGTTTGTAGCTACAGCCGCAATCTTACCTGCTGAACCATCATAATGTCCTGTACCAGCAAGTCTTATTTGAACTACATCAGTTGATGAACCTTTTTCTTGAATATCAACATGACCAGTATCGTCATCAGCACTACCTTGTGTCAATCCCCACCAAATTCTGTTAATGTGTAACTTAGCACCATCGGCGTGGCCATCTAATGCAGATGCATCTAAAATGGCATTATTAGCGGCTGTATCATCTTCAATATTTACTAAAATAGTAACAGTACCACCATTACCAGCAGTTCCAACTATTGTGTCCCTCAATGTTCTTGTTGCAAAAGCCATAATTTAACTCCTTAAAATGCTAACATCTCTTTTTCAAAATATCCCATAAGTTGCTTTTCTGGCACCTTATATTTTTTAGATATCTCTTTTATTGTTTTTTCAAAAGTATTTAGGAAATCTGAAGGTTTAGCATCCATTTGAGCAAAAACATTGTCTACCGCCCCCTTCATTTTAGGAGAAAGTTTTTTATATTCTTTTGTATTTTTATGCTCATCCTTTTCAGGCATGCTAATCTGATTAAACTTCTTCATTACCCTCTACTTCTGGTATGTGGTTTTTTACAAAAGTACCTGCCACTTCTTTTCTTTTTCCCTCTAAAGCATCAGCAACTCTACTAGTCATCACATCTTTAAAGGCTGTTTCTGCACCTAAGTTATCGCCAGTGCTTAACGAGTCTACAAAATTTTCTGCACTCATTTATTTTCTCCATTATCTTTTGATGGGGTTTCACCATCATATTTTGATACGTCATCTGCAGGTATTGGTTCACCATCCATTGATGGGTAACGTGTAATACCGTCAGTGTTTTGTGGAATATCAACTCCACCATCTTCTGGATCAAGTCCAGCTTCTTTATTTATCTGAACCTGCATATCTTCAATTTCGTGGTCAGTAAGATTTAGTACATTTTTCTGTACCCATT